GCCACCGTCACCGAAGGTCGTCGCCAAGATCGCCAAGGTGCTCGACCTCGACTACCACGAGCTGCTGGCGCGGTCGGCCTTCGAGAAGCTGCCGAAGGGGCTTCGCTTCGTCTTCCTCCAGGACATCCTCGCCGAGGCGACCGTCGCCGGTCGTTCGGAGGCGATGGGCCGGGGGTAGAGCGCGAGCGCGGAGGGGTGGGGAACGGAGGGAAGAAGAGGGAGTGTGCGACCGGAGGAAGTACGGCTTGGGGTGCCGTACAGGTGTTGGATCCATGCGCCCCAGGGAAAGACCCTGGCAAGGTTCGTCCCGGTGTCGAGGAACGGGTCAACCTCCTGGGGTCCGATCTTTTTCGGAACGGTGTATCTGACGCAACTCGACGGACGGAGGCAGGCGACGCTGGCGATCGGAAATCAGAGGTTTTTCGCGGACGAGCTGGAGCCGTTCGTGCCTTAGGGAAGGAGAAGAGGGTATGCATCGAGTTCAGCCGGAAGTCTATCTCGTCGGCGAGTCGGCGATCGACGAGAACGAGATCGAGCGGTACCTCCAGGACGCCTACGGCGAGGTCGGCGAGGACTGGTACCAGAAGAACGTCGCCGATCAGCCGTCCGAGACGAGCGCCTCGGAGCTCCTGACCGAGCTCATGGGGCGCCTCTGTTACCGGTCCTTCGGGGTCGGCGAGCACAACAAGAACATCACGAAGATCCGGGAGGGCAACAAGGAGTACATCGAGAATATCCTCAAGTCTAAGCACGGCTCGGTCTGCGAGCACGGCACGACGCACTGGATCATCAAGGATGTCTCGCGTGTCTTCACGCACGAGCTGGTCCGGCACCGGATCGGCATGTCGCCGTCCCAGGAGTCCCTTCGCTACGTCAGGATGGACGACTTCGGACTTTGGCTGCCGGAGGATCAGGCTCTGACGCCGGAGATCGAGGCTGCCTGCGAGGAGCAGTTCCGCGCAGACGAGCGTTTCTGCGCGTGGCTGGCCGGGAAGCTCGGACTTGACGATCCTGGCCGGAACTTCGAATACAAGAAGAAGTGGACGTCCTTCATCCGTCGCTTCGCCCCACAGGGGATGGCGACTACGATCGGGATCACGATCAACTTCAGGTCACTCCGGCACGTCCTGGCGATGCGGACGGCGGAGTCGGCCGAGGTCGAGATCCGGTACGTCTTCGACAAGATCGCGTGGATCGCGACCGAGCGTTGGCCTGGACTACTCCAGGACTTCGGGAAGAACGATAAGGGTGAGTGGATACCGAGGCATTCGAAAATCTAAGGAGGAACGACCATGCCCAGGAGAAGAAAGACGATGTGGACCTGTCGTGCGTGCGGTGAGGATTACGATCCCGCGAAGAGGGCGGAGCACAACAAGAGCAGCTGCCGTGTCCGGGCGAAGGCGGTCCGGATCCTGTCGAACGCGACGGCGACGGTGAGGAAGGCCGGGTCCGACGGGAAGTTCGCCAGCGCCCACTACGGCGGCGCCGACAATCCCTACGAGGCGATCAAGGTCATCGAGGCCTGGGGGTACGACAAGGACTTCTACATCGGAACCCTGCTTCGGTACATCTGCCGCGCTGGGAAGAAGGCCGGATCCCCTACGGTCGAGGACCTGGAGAAGGCGTCCTGGTACCTCTCCAGGAAGATCAAGAGCCTTGATGTCGGCCGCCCCAGCGGTAAGAAGCCCGAAGGCTCCACGAAGAAGTTCGAGAAGGCGCTCAAGGCGCTCAGCGTCATCCCCAGGAAGTCGAAGCTCCACATGAATCGATAGCGGAGGGCATATGCCGAAACCAGACGACAAGGTCGCCGAGGTCGGCGAGTTCACGATCTTCCGGAAGTCCGACGAGCCGTACTACGAGATCGTCGGACCGGCCGTCCCGCACTCGCCGCTCTCGTACACGATGATCCGGACGACGCTCAAGACGATCGACAAGATCCGGACCGCGGTCGCCGCGGACGAGCGGAGCCGGAAGTAGGCGTATACACGGAGACTTTATGACCCGAGGCACCGAGCAAGGAAAGAAGATCGACGAGATCCGTCTCGACTGGGACACGAAGCTCGTCGTTCGCTATCACGCGAGCCGTTACAGCCCGAGCTTCACGGTCGAAGTCGGGGACAAGAGCTTCACCGGAAAGAACCTGACGGCGCTGATCGAAGAGGCGACGGTCTACGCGAAGGGCTGGAGCGAGCTCAAGTGGTCGCCGGTCATCCTGGTCGAGACGGAGATCTACAGCGAGATCCGGATCAGCTACAGCCGTGCCTTCCGGTCCCGTCACAAGGGGAAGGAAGTCTTCCGGCAGTGGAGAGTCGGTGAGGTGAACGAGGGCTCCTTCGGCTCCGGCTGGGTGAAGGAGGACGCCGCGAAGACCGCCGATCGCCTGGACGGCGGCGAGCCCGGCGAAGTGATGAGCCACCGCGGGAGCGGCCGGATCCTTCCGTACACGCACGATCGTTGGACCCAGCTCCGAGAGCTCTCCAGGAAGGTTCATGAGGCGATGGAGCGGACCGCAGAGAAGCTCTCCGAGATGCTGAAGCAGGACGACGTCGACAAGTTCCTGGAAAGCGCGAGTGGCCTCAAGACGCTAGGTCTCGAGTGGACAGGCAAGGCGCCGAGTAAATAGGAGATATTGCGATGAACTGCAAGTCGTTCGACAAGGGCGACGTCCCGTGTCCGGAGCAGGCCACGGTGACGGTCTTCTGGCCCGGCAAGACGACGGAGTCCTGCGATCGCCACTATCAGGGCCAGCTCCGGATCGCCGCCGCCATGGGCTTCTCGCTCGACGCCCGTCCCATCGAAAAGGACGCGGAGGCTTCGTGAAGAACCAGAGCTGCAACCACCTCTACGGAAACAAGTGTCAGCGGTGCCGAGGAGCGGAAGACTGCTTCGTCTGCTTCGGAAGCGGCACCGTCGACTACTACGACTCGCCGATCCAATGTGTTGAATGCAACGGCACGGGGAAGGTGAAGGTTGTCTCTAGCGAGAAGGACAGGTCCTGACGTGACTAAAGCGAAACCCTGTAAGTGTCGGGCCGGGTCTGAGCCCCACAAGCCCGCTCAGTGCTGCTTTCCGACCAAGCACAAAAGCGGCTACTGCAAGGAGTGCCGGTATCGGTGCTTGTCGCTCCAGCGGCACAACTTAGACCATTCCAGCGAAGCATCTAGTCGGGGCCGTCCTACCTCGACCGAGGGAAAAGCTCCGTCGGTGGAGTCTGGCGGTTCCGACTAGATACTTCAATCGGAAAGGATAGAACACCATGACCGAGGCCGAGTGGAAGGAAGTAGTGAAGGGCCTGATCCAGGCCTGCAAAGAGTTGATGAAGGAGCACGGCTCAAGGCCAAAAGGCGCCACCGACTGGTCCGTCGTCAACGATGCGATGGTGGCAGGGGAGCAGGCCGTTCGCCCCGTAAAAGCGAAAGCTTAACCGAAGGGAGATACTTCGAATGAGAAAGCTCTGGATCCTGGCGCTCCTCTGTGTCGGCGCAGACGGGGGCTCTTGCGACAGCCCACAAGCAACGAAGGGGCCTGCGACGAACTGCACGGTCATCAACGTGCCGAGCGGCTGTCCCCAGGTCTATCGGATCACCGACCCGGAGACCGGCGCGGTGATCTACGTGGCGACGTCCGGATCTCTGACGCTGCTGCCGAACGGCGAGGTCAAGGCTGTAGAGAAGCCGGTGGAGAAGAAGTGAGCCATCCCGTCAGCGTCGTGATCCCGACGATCGACTCCAGGTACAACTTCCTAACCTGCCGCTGCATTCCGTCCGTGCAGAGAGCTGGCGCGGCCCAGATCATCGTCGTTCACGGTGAGGGTGGCAGCAACGAGAAGCGGAACGCCGGAGCGCTCGCGGCGACGCAGCCGTACTTGCTGTTCGTCGACGACGATTCGGAGGTCGAAAACGACATCTTGACCGCGATGATCGCCGCCATGGAGTCGAAGCCAGAGGCGGCATTCGCATACTCGAACTACACGCTGAATGATCAATTTAAGAGTAGTCCGGAAGTCTGCCCTGGGAAGTGGAACGCCGACCGTCTGCGCCGGGAAAACTACATCGACACGACGAGCATGATCCGCCGGATCGCCTTCCCTGGGTTCGACCCGGCGATCCGCCGCTTCCAGGACTGGGACCTCTGGCTGACCATAGTCGCCAGTGGCGGCCGGGGCGTCTACGTCCCCAGGCATCTGTTCTGCAAATACATCATCGACCAGGGCATCAGCGCCACGGTGCCGGAGTCTGAGGCACGCGAGGCGATCCGGAGGAAGCACTGCCTATGAAGGTCTTGTACGTCCTAGCCTACTATCCGCAGAACTCCGAGGCGTACGTCGACGCCGAGATGTCCTACGTGATCGGCCGCGGAATCAACGTCGCAGTCTGGTCGCCAAGAGCGGGGTACGGAGATAAGCCGCGGGTGCAGGTCTACCGGGACTCACTGGCGGAGGCGATTGGCGCCTTCCGTCCGGACGTGATCCACATTCATCATATGACGACCGCCGCCTACTACCTCGACCAGCTCCCGGACAATGGGTCGACGACGATCCGGGCGCACTCGTTCGACTGGGACGACGCTCTCGCCGCGAGGCTGATCGGCAGCTCGAAGGTCCGGCGGATCTTCGCCTTCCCGCACCTCGCCCGTCGGGCCAATGACGTCGAGATCGAGCCGATGCCGGTCGCATACGACCCGTCCCTATACTACCGGAGCCCGAAGGACCGGAACTTGGTCGTCCGCGTCTCGGCCGGTCTTCCGACGAAGCGCCTTGAGGACTTCATTGACGTCGGGAACCAGCTCGCGAAGTTCGCGCGGTTCACGCTGGCGATGAACATGGTTGTCGGCCTGGAGTCGACCGTCGTCGAAAAGATGAGAGCCCTGAATCAGTTGCAGGGCGGCCAAGTCAAGATCCTGACGAATCTCTCGCGGGCCGACGTCTCCGCCCTGGTGCGCGACGCCGGGATCTACGTGTCGACCTACGACGAGAAGTCGCACCCGTTCGGGATGCCGATCTCGATCGCCGAGGCCCAAGCGACCGGCGCCGTCGTGCTCGTGCGCGATGGGGATCCGGCTATTCCTGGCGTCGCGGAGTATCTCGGTCCGGAGGGTATCCGGTACCTCTCGCCGGTCGGCGCCGCCGGAGTTATCCGGTCGATTCTCGATTGGAAGGACGCGGACTGGAAGGACGCCGCGGACTCCGCCTGCCGGAACGCCGAGCGCTTCAGGTCCGACGTGGTGCTGCCGCGGCTGGTCGAGGAGTGGAACCGGATCTGCTTGGACAACTTTTAGGGTAGGGGAGGGACCGCGCCAGGACAGCTGGACGCGACCCCTCCCCATGCGGGACTGGGTTGGGCGGTTGATCGGATTATAGCACGGAGGATGCGATGCTGACGGATCTGATGAAGCAGGTTGACGTGTTCGTCGAGAGGTACAGTCGCGACGATGCGTCCAGGAAGGGCTTGAAGAACGATCTCCTGGAGATCGTCCAGAAGGCGATCGAGCTCGGCGAGGGTAAGGACCAGAACAAGATCTCCGGGATCATCGTGAAGGGCATCAAGGCGTTCATGGGCGGGAAGGAGTAGACCGTGCCGGAGCTCTCGCCGTTCATTCCGGCCGCCCTGGGGCTCGCTGTCGGGGTCCTGGTCTGGGCGATCCTCTGCGCCGCCGATCGTCGGAGGAAGTCCCGATGAGGAAGACCGACCAGGAGGCCCGGACGACGACCTACTTCTGCGATCGCTGCGAGAAGAAGTTCGCCGAGTCGAAGCCACTCGAAGTCCCAGGCGACAACAAGGTCAGCCGAGGTGTGACGATCCCGCTGCCGGTCATCCAGGGGAATCGGATCGAGTTCAGGGCGAAGGACCTCTGCGGCAGCTGCGTCCGTAACCTGCATCGCTGGCTGAAGAAGAAGGGACAGCTATGAAGGAGCTCGTGATCAAGGGTATCAAGGCCGAGCTGTCCGTGACGATTACCACGGTTCAGGAAGTCACGATGGGTGTCATCTGCGCTCTGATCTACCAGGGCTTTACCGAGATCGAGATCACGTACAAGGCGTAGGGAGACGAGATGAACGAAGCAGAGCATCTCCTGGTGGTGGTCACGGAGGAGGCTTCCGAGGCTGCATTCACGGCCTGCAAGGCGCTTCGATTTGGTCTCGATCACGTCTGGCCTGGGGAGAACGAAACGAACCGCCGGATCCTCGAGCGCGAGCTGGCGCAGCTGCTGGCGACCGCGGAGCTCTGCGGACTGCAGATCCGGAACGAAGACAAGATCGCCAAGGTCGAGAAGCTGAAGAAGTTCATGGAGTACGCCAAGCGGATCGGGACGATCGAGTTCACCGCCGCTACTCCGGTTCGTGGTATCTGCCGGGGCTGCAAGCAGCCGGTTCCGGACGGATTTTTGAGCTGCAGTGGCAATGGATCCCATCAGGCAATATGAAAAAGCCATACAAGGTCGTCACCGTGAGCGTCGGCGTCGGTCGCGCTCGGATGAGCATGAAGCAGGCTCAGAATCACGAAGGCCACTTCATCGGCGATCCGAAGTTCGCCGACGCGCTGGTTAAGAAGTACGGCATCACGCGATTCGAGCTCCGAACTCCGAAATCCCTGGTCTGCTCGATCGGCTTCAACGAGAAGGAAAAGAGGTGGTACGGCTGGTCGCATCGCGCGATCCAAGGCTTCACGACCAGGGAGCAGGCGTCGATGTTCGCGGATTCCGTGTCGTAGGCACAGAAGACCTAAAGAGTGCCGATACAAGAATGCTGTGTTCGATGCGGAAAGCCGATCGACCCATTGAAGGGGCCATGGGAGTGGGATGATCAGGAAAAGATTCTCTGGGGCTACTGTAGACCGTGTGATTTCTGGACAGAATTCCAAGATCTGGAGAACGGTATGACGATGCAGCAACTTCAGGACAACATGAAGCCGTGGACCGTCGAGCCGGTCTTCCAGAACAATCCGGATCCGGCGTTCATGTTCAAGCACGCGCTCTTCCACGCGACGAAGGCGACCGGGAAGATCGCCGGGGCCGCGGACGACCACGACCACAACGGAGCGAAGATCGTTCCGTCGGTCAGCTTCTACGGCTGCGACAAGTACCTCGCCGACCTCGTGATCTGCGCCATGAAGATGGCGTCCGAGTCCAGCGTCAACCTGGAGAAGGCGGTCGAGAATCGGATGAGGGAGAAAGGACTGCTGTAGGCGCAGATCTATGTCGAAGCAAGCTGACGTCCTAACCTCATGTCACAAGCGAGTTCATCCAGTAGTTCGTGATCTTGGTTTACCTCACTGCTTCTGTATCGATGACGGAATAAGGCCTGCGAAGGACGAGCGGAGTATGCGCTGCTGCTGGTGCAGCGACTGGGTGATCTTCCGGGAAGTGCTGTCTCAGAAGTCAGGGCACGGACCGTATGCCCTGGTGATGATGCTGGAGATGAAGACGTGATTAGATCTCTCGCGTTCGTCATGCTGACGACCGCCGCCTTTGTTCGCCTGCCGCTTGAAGTCGAAGAGTTCGACCCGAACTTCAACTACGATCCAGCCGCCTACGAACTCCCACCGTCCAACTGGCGTATGATGCGTGAGCAGCATTCGGAGCGCGGAGCTCCGTCCGACGTCGATGGCCGCTGGCGCGTAGAGCTGGACTTCGATCACGCTGCTCACTGGAAGTGGCAGATGAAGGTACTTAAAGAGACTGCACAGAAGGCAGATTGAGTGCCAATATGGAACTAAGCGGCTGTTCGTTCTGCGGTGCCGAGCATCCGAGCACGAGATGCCCTCAGAATATGGTCTGCACGGAGAACTTCTACGGCCTGGAGCACTGTCTTCATGTCGTTGCAGTTCACGAGTCAAAGCTGGATTACACGGAGCTTTCAGAAGCCTGCTGTTGGTGCGGTGGCGAACGGAAAAGGAAGCATGGGCGGAAGCTCGACTTTAATACAAGGCATTTCCAGGTGGATCGTCCGGATCCAAAGTCGGTGGCACAGAAGAGGTAAAGAATGCCTGATAAATACTGGGAAGACTACGGGAAGTCTATCCAGGATAGAAAATCCGGGCCTGACACATGCGCTGGGTGTAGGAAGCTTCTTCATCCACGCAACAGAAGAGGTGTTTGCTCCCTTTGTCAAAAGGGAGCAACTGTTGTTCCTGGGACAGAGCTTCTAGTTTGTTCGAGGTGCGGAAATAAGTTCGTTTCATCGCAGAGCCGGAAGATATGCCCTGACTGTATTGGGGAAAGGTCCGAGAGTCCTTCAATCACAGCTTCACAGAAAATATCGGATGGAAGCAAACTTAACGAGAGAGAGAACTACTAGAGGTTTGGCACAGAAAAGGTGAAGAGTGCTAGGGCGGCGGCGAGTTGACCAGTTGACTCGCTGTAGGTGGAAGAAGAAGGAGGATATATGGCTAAGAGAACCGTGACGCTTAAGCTGACGGGTGTCCGTCCGCTGCTGTGTCACAATCCGGCGTCAATGTTGGTTCCGAAGGGAAGTGTCGGTGGAAGTAAACCTCCAACTCCGGAAGCGGAGGCTGAAGCTGGAGCGTACAGGGACGACCAGAAGCGACTAGTGTTTCCGACCGCGGGGATCCGAAACTCGATTCTGTCTGCGGCTCAGAAGTCTCGCCTCAAGATGGGAAAGTACACCGCCGTTTCCGTTCTCTCGTCGTCCGTGTTCCCGGTCGAGGAGTGGGCCCTCATCCTCTCTAGCGGTAAGGAAGAACCGTTCACTCAGTACAAGGTTGATATTCGGACGGTTGTCATCAAGGGTCACGGTCGAGTCGTCCGCGCTCGCCCCAGGTTTGAATCCTGGGCGATTCGTGCCCCGTTCGAGCTGGACGATGCCGTCGCGTCTGGGATCGACGACGCGTTCGAGAAGATCGCGGCGATCGCTGGTCAGATTGTTGGAATCGGAGATTTCAGGATCGAGAAGAAGGGGTTGTTTGGTTCGTTTGAGGCAAAATTGGAAAAATAAAACTTAATGGCGAGGCGATGCGCGGCCGGGCGAGCAATGGCGCGGCGATGTGCGGCCGGGCTGGGCGAGGCAAGGCAATGCAAGGTGATGTTTAGAAATCTTGTCCAGGCGATGTAAGGCATGGCGAGGTATGGCTCGGCACGGCCCGGCATGGCGGGGCGATGCGCGGATTGGCTTGGCACGGCATGGCAAGGCAAGGCGAGGGTTTTTTTAAGGGAAGAAGGATGGAGAAGAAGAAGGCATCTGATCTGGTGGTCGACTACACATTGTACCCCAGGGGAGACGTGAGTCAGCAGCACATCTCGTATATGGTCCGAGCCTTGGAAGCTGGAAACACGCTTCCGCCGATCATTGTCGACAAGAAGTCGCTTCGGATCGTGGACGGCGTTCACCGTTGGAACGCGATGCGGAAGTTCTCCGGGAATGATGATATCCTGGTGGACTGTATCCTCAAACACTTCAGCTCGGACGCGGAAATGTTCCTGGAGTCTGCCCGTCTGAACGCTGCCCACGGAAGTTCGCTGACGCAATTTGACCGGGTTAAGTGCATTCTCCGAGCTCAAGAGCTCGGAATTCCTGACGAGGATATCGCGAACGCGCTTTGCATGACGATCGAAAAGGCCGGAGCCTTGAAGCAGGAGCGCGTCGGAAGGATGAGGGTTGCCAGCGTGGAAGGCTCCCAGGTCGTATCCTTCTCGAAGGACAACCTGATCCCATTGAAGCGAACGATTGGGCACATGGCCGGTCGTACGTTGTCCAAGCGTCAGGCCGAGATCAATGAGGGGCTTTCCGGAATGAATTCTGTCTTCCATATCAACCAGCTTCTCATGTTGATCGAAGGGGAGCTCCTGGACCTCTCCGATAAGAAGGTGCTGACCGCTCTTACGAAGCTCCAGAACGCTCTTTCCTCGATCGACCTGATGGCACAGAAAGGCTGATGAATGCCGTCCATAAATCGTCGTAGCTTCCTGAGGTTCCTGGCGTCCGTCCCAGTCGTCCGGCACGTCCCGCTTCCGAAGAAGCTCTTTGGAGACGGCTTCAATGGCGACTGCACGCTCACGCCGAATCAGACGATCTCTCCGGCTGCATGGAAGAAGTACCAGGACCTGGGGCGCGGAAGCGGTGGGGGAGGAGCGGGAGGGATGATCTATCTAATATTTCCGAAGGGTGGGGAAATCAAGGTTACCGCTAACGGTGGCCGCGGATCCAGGTGCTGCTGCGGAGCTCTGCCGCACGGCTCAACGGCCTGCTGCTGTGGACAACACTAAGATGGAGAAGCCACTTCGGGCAAGTCGGAAGGTTATCCCGGTCGGCCGGTGCGTGTTCTGCCGTCGGAAGGCCTACCAGGAGAAGGTGGATCCGAACTTCGAGCAGAAGAGCAGAGGGATCTCGCTGACCTGTAAGAGGCATCGGAACCGGAAAGTCTATATCAGATTCTCGATGGCGCCGATTTCGATTCAATAGAGGAGGGGTTATGAAACTGCGCTCACCGGAGGAGATCAAGGCCTCGAAGATCGAGGCGACCGCGAAGTACCTGGAGCACGCCGAGAACGTCCTCTCCGAGCTGATCGGACCGCTGTTCGGTCCGGAGGACGAGCGGATCCAGGGGACGAACGAGCTCTCGTCGATGTACCTCATCAAGGCGATGGGGCTTCGGCAGCTCGTCATGGCGATGCGCCGGTATCCGATCTTCGACCCCTCGTGCTTGTCGTCGATGAAGAAGTACACGCACAAGGTCCAGACCGGATCCGAGTGGAAAGAGATCCAGGTCCTTGTCCCAACGTTCGGAGTCGCCCCTTACCGATCTGGAATTCCGCAAGCGACCTTCAATCTCAACAGCGAGCGAAACGTATTCGAGCTCGGCAGTATCACGAAGATCTACTTCAACTTTGACAGTCAGCGCCGAAACGATCAGGCGATGCGGGCGGCAAGAGTGGATCAGACCTGGGGAGCTGGAGAGCTGCGAGCGGCTATGCCGACCGTCCCGGTCGACGTCCAGAAGCGCGTCGACGAGGTCAGCACATGCTTCGATCACATCTCGGTCGTCTGGGAGGCCGAGTGGGGCCCGGCACCGGTCGTTGATCCGCTGATCATCGGCTCTGTCGACGAGTATCACTTCCTGGTCGATCAGTACGACGTGACGAAGCTTGAGCGGTACATTTCGTCGGAGATGACGAAGAGACCTCTGAAGTAAAGGCGTGCGATGCACACGAAGATCTTCCTCAATCCAGCGGTCTCCGCGATGCGAGGCATCGTCCTGGCGTCGCTCGACCGGATCGAGTTTCGCCACCACGGAATCGGCGTCCTCCAGGGATACGTGAAGGAGCACGCCGAACCGGAGATCCGGGTCCACATCTGGTCTCGACGGCTCCTGAAGCCTGGGATGGACGTGAGCGGCGACGTCCACGACCACCGGTTCGACATGGTCTCGCACGTCCTTGCGGGTAGGGTCCTGCACGAGGAGCTGAACGAGACGCCGGATCCGAACGGCGACCACGTCATGCTGGCGCTCACGCACGCCAGGGCCGCGGCGGACACCGACTACCACGGTCCGACGGCGCCCATCGTCGGCCGCTACTCGGTTCGTCGGGAGTTCTACATGATTGAGGAGGGTCAGAGCTACTCGTTCCCAGCCGGGAAATTCCACCATTCACCTCTACCGAAGAACGACGACGTGGCAGTCACGGTCGTCGAGAAGCACCGACAGCGGGAGGACGTGAAGGCACGCCTGCTCTACCCGGTCTCTCACGCGCCGGTCATGGCGTTCGGGCATCGTCCGGATCCAGCGCTCGTCGCTGCGGTTGTGTCGGCTGCAAAGGATCGGCTTCTCTAGCGAGGGGGACCCATGATTGATCCACGCGCCTGCTCGTTCTGCGACATGGATAGCGCGACGCAGGACAGTATCCCAGCCTGCACGAGGCCTCCGATCCGGAAGATCCGCGGGCAGATGTTCGGTCGCCCGACGATCCTGGACGTCTGCCAGTATCACTTCGACAAAATGCCGGAGGACCTCAAGCCAAACAACTTCTGCGGACCCGTCTGTGGAGACTTCCCGGCGGAGTCGGACCGCGGTCGCGAAGTGATGATGGAGTACCTCAACCAGGAGAAGGTGATCGAGTTCACCTGCAAAGGCTGCGGCGCCATCCTTGTCCGTAACCACGAGCGGGATGGGGCCGTCGGACTCCTGATGAGAGGACTCGGAATCGACCTGCTCGTCATCAGGGACCACCTCAACAACTGCGACTTCCGGAGAACTGTTGCCTAAGATTGTTCTCATTTACAGCGGCTGGGTCGGCGGCCGGGAGATCGACCGGATCGAGCTGGAGGCGATCGGCGTCCATATCGTCTTGCCGTGGAATCAGGAGACGATGACCTACGATCGCGTCCGGATGACGGAGGGCGTCTACCGGCTCTTCTGCAAGCGCTGGAAGGGGCGGTACGTCTGGGGGCTGGTCGGCCGGAAGGAGGAGGTCTACACCCAGGAGGAGATGTCGGATATCGACGTGCCATTCTGATGAAAAAGAAACGATGCTTTCGGTGCGGCGAGGAGAAGTCTATCAGATCGTTCTATCGCCATCGAGAAATGGCTGATGGCAGATTAAATAAGTGTAAAGAGTGCGCGAAGTCGGACGTTCGATCGAACTATCGTCGTAGGCGTAGCTACTACATTTCTTACGAGAAGGAAAGAGAGAAGACGTCTACACGGATTACCTGGAAACGTCTTAATCAGAAAAAGCGCAGAAAGCTACACCGAGAACAGTACGCTGCGAGAGCGGCGGTTAATAACGCTCTTCGATATGGTCGGTTAAAAAGACTTCCGTGTGAGATCTGTAAGTCAAAGAAATCTCAGGCGCATCACGAAGATTATTCGAAGCCTTTGGATATCCGGTGGCTGTGCAGAAAGCATCACCTCGAAGCTCATGGGAAAGTCGCGTTCTGACCGTGTACACGTCGAGATCCAGGTCGGACTGAAAAGGCTTGAACTATCCTGGTCCACTAGGAAAAATAGAGCTTCTATGCGAGAGAGAGGCTAATGGACGACCAGGAGATCATCACCGAGCGCGACGGCTCCGGGATCCGCTTCGTCGGCTTCACGAACCCGTCGCCCTTCCTCCAGCGGACCGTCATCAACCGGAACGAGGCCTACCTGATGCTCGAAGGTCACACCTTCGACGTTGAGTCCCGCCGCGGGAAGGACCCGGTCCTGACGCTCACTCCGGCGCTTCGCTTCTCGTACATGACCGAGGCCGACATCGACCCGAAGACGAAGATGCCGAAGGTCGTGAAGAAGAAGGGCGGTGCGGTCAAGATCCATCACGCCCACCTGGACGAGTTCGTCCTGACGGCGCCGTCGCTCTTCACGAAGACCTCGAAGATGTCGGCCGCGTCCTGGTCGATCCCGGCCGGGCCGCCCTCGGTCGGCGGCGCCTGCGCGTCGGCCGAGCTCTTCAAAAGCGGTGCCCAGTACAACGTCGCTCTCAAGCAGGGCGTCGTCGCTCAGCGGCCCGCCTCGAAGCCGGACTGGATCTGCCAGTTCTGCTACGCCGGGAAGTCGAACTACATGCACCGGACCTCGCAGTACTCGCAGACGGCCCGCTGGATCTGGCTCCGTGGGATGGTCCAGCACCACGGTCTCGAGGGCGCCGCGGAGAAGATGGTCGAGGCCCTCCGATATCACCAGGGCAACACGAAGGTCCGCGAGAAGTCCGGCGAGAACCCCGCCTTCTTCCGGATCCACGACTCCGGCGACTTCACGCTTTCGCCGAACACCTACCTGCTCTGGGTCCTGGTCGCCCGCGCGATGCCGGAGGTGAACTTCTGGGCGCCGACCCGCATGTGGACCTTCCCGAAGTTCAACGACATGGTCCGCGCGAACCCGGCGCCGGAGAACATGTCGGTCCGGCCGTCGGCGCTCCACTTCGCCGACGTCGCGCCGGAGATCGACGGCTTCGACCAGGGCTCCTCGGCGCACGACATCGAGCTCGACCCGGTAAAGGCGAAGCTCGCCGACTGGATCTGCCCGGCCTACCAGCACGACGGCCACACCTGCGCCAACGCGGGCGGTCCGAAGGGTGAGAAGGACTGCCGGGTCTGCTGGGTCCACACCGACATGGCCGTCTCGTACAGGAGCCACTGATGAACGCGCTGAAGGCGGAGCTCGACGAGTTCATGGAGGAGCAGGGCGAGCGCCGCGGCGGCGTTTATCCGAACCCTCCGATCGCCAAGCTGGACGAGTTCCTGGAGGTCCTGTCCAGCAACGGTATGCTGCTCAACTACTCCGAGAAGGACTGGGTCGAGGCCGCCCGTTCCTACGGCCTGACCGACGATCAGGCCGCCGACTGGATCGAGACCGCGGCCTCCTGGATCGAGGACACCACCGAGGAAGGGAAGTACGAGCCGGAAGAGGCGGCCTGGGCACGCTGATGAGCCGCATCCTCTACGAACGTCGGATCCAGGGCGGCACACTCGCCCTGGTCGAGTCGAACCCCCCTGGCGAGACGGAGATCGTCGTCTCGTACGACGATCCGGACGGCGGCCGACCCTTCAAGGCGCTGGCGAAGTTTCCGCCGGAGGCCCGCGAGATCGCGAAGTTCAAGCTCCAGCACGCCCGCGGGCGCCTCGACGTCGAGGACCTCCTGCGCGAGTGGAGCGACCACGAGACCTGGGCGCTCTGGCAGCAGTGGTGGGCCGGTCTCAAGGCGCCGGTCAAGACGCGCCTGATCGGCCAGGACAAGGAGCGGAAGGAGAACACGAGCACGCTCCTGCCGCTCGACGAGTACGACACGATCATCGTCAGCTTCTCCGGCGGCAAGGACTCGCTCGCCTGCCTGCTCGCTCTACTCGAGGCCGGGGCGCCAAAGGACCGGATCGAGATCTGGCATCAGTCGGTCGACGGGCGCCCTGGCGTCGACCCGCGCTTCTTCGACTGGCCCTGCACCGAGAGCTACTGCCGGGCCATCGCGAAGGCACTGGACATCCCGATCTACTTCCAGTGGCGCGAGCAGGGCTTCGAGGGCGAGATCACGAAGGTGAACCGGACGACGATGCCGGTCGGCTTCGAGCTCGTGCCGGACGGCGTCGACCACGGGCAGGTCGGCAAGGCCGGAGGCGGCGGAACCGTCGGCACGCGCCTGAAGTTCCCGAACCCGGTCGCGAACCTGATGACCCGCTGGTGTTCGAGCCTGCTCAAGATCGACGTCGCCAACCTCGCCTTCAACAACGCCGATCGCTTCAAGGACGGGAAGTTCCTATTCATCACGGGCGAGCGGCGCGAGGAGAGCGCGAACCGGGCCGGTTACGCCGAGATCATCGAGCACCGCTCGACCAACAAGCGGCGCCGTGTCGACCACTGGCGATCGATCTTGGACTGGATGGAGCCGGACGTCTGGGGGATCATTAAGAAGTTCCGGGTCCGGCCACACCCGGCCTACTACCTGGGCTGGGGCCGCGTCAGCTGCTTCCCCTGCATCTTCGGCTCGCCGAACCAGTGGGCGAGCGTCAAGGCCGTCGATCCGAAACAGTTCAAGGCGATCCTCGACTACGAGCACAAGTTCGGCCATACCGTCCAGGCCGGAGGTGACATCGCCTATCAGGCTGGACGCGGCCGGAGCTTCGTGCCGGACGATCCGGAGAACCTGCGTTTGGCCCTGGAGGAGGAGTATCCCGAGGAGCTGGCGATCGTCGCCCGCGGCGAGCAGTGGAAGCTTCCCGCCGGAGCCCTGGGGAAGGTAGCGGGGTCCGGCGGGGGGCCGCTGTAAATGAAGGCTCCCTAGAAAGCGGTCGACCTCCTGGCGCGTGGAGCAGCGCAAGCCGGTGCGCCGTCGTACGCCGGTATACAGCGCGTCGACCGCCTCCTAGGGAATCTTCTCGGTAGGAAGATAAAGGATAGGTATGGCGACCGACTACTACTACACGAAGGACGGAGAGGACGACTGGACTGTTCACGGCCGACGCCATCACCTTCAAGTCGTTCGGACGGAAGGCCCCTCGGGCCGCGAGGATCGTCGCGGGAACGAGATCTACCAGACGATCTTCCTGGTGAAGGATCGCTCTAGCGTCATCGACCTGGAGGATCAGTTCGACCAAGACACCCACGGTTTCAGGCGCCTAAAGGACGCGCTCCAGTACGCCGTCGAAAAGCTGGGCCAGTACGACGAACGAGTTGATTCTCGCAAGAAGCGGCTCCGTAGGTAATCTTCTCTCTGCGAATGATTTGTTCTATCTGTAAGAAGCAAACCCCCTGCGAGCATAACAGCGCTCGTGGGCCGAAATACTTCAAGTTCAAAGACGGGAAGCTGGTGCCGAGCTCCTGGGACGGTCTGTACGACGCAAGGGAGATCAGCATTCGGCCGCTCGATCCACAACCAGTCCTTTTTCTGAAAAGATCCGTGAAATATTGATGGCACAGTAGTGGACAACTGTGCAAAGCGGTGTTACACTTCCCCCTGAACCGAAGTGACCGGGGATGGGAGAAGAGAGAGTGGCAAACAGCACCGCCGCGATCACGCCGACGTGCCCGCGCTGCAAGCGGAACTCCTGCATACCGCTCGTTCGAGACGCCGACAAGCAGCGCTTCGAATGCTCCTTCTGCGGGGAGACCTTCTGGTCGACGCCGCTGCCGTCGTCGCTGCCGGATCCGGGAGCGCAGACCTCGACGGGCCCCAGGACGGCGTTCGTTCCGATCTCGATCCCGGAGCCGACCGCCGGACCCGCCGGGATCTGCTTGAAGTGTGGGAAGCCGTACCTGAAGCTCGGAAAGAAGTTCGAAAAGCACGTCGCCGAGTGCGACGGTAAGCCGTACGTGGCGCCGAAGAAGCGCTCTCGGCCGGTCCTTGCCGTCCCGCCGACGCCGTCCCAGGTCTACGAGCTCTCGCTGGCCGCCATGCGGGCCAGGAAGGCGACGCTCGAAGCCGAGATCCGCGGCCTGGACGCCGCGATCGCCGAGGTGGAGAAGCTGCAGGCCGCCGGAGGTCCGGTCTCCGCCCCTTTTGCCTCTGGCAGGGGAGCGACGCCGTGATGGCCGTCGCGACGCCCCTCGTCCAGTTCAAGCTTCATACGTACGCTCGATCGATCACAAAGGATAGCGGCGCGGCCGACCTTGTCGTCGCCGACGCGATTTCGAAGTGTGCGCGGCGGATCGATCCGTTGAAGGTTCCGAAGTCGAAGATCGCAGCGTACCTGAAGATGGCCGTCCGGAACTCCGCGATCACTTGGCTCCGACACCACCAGCACGAGAACGCCTACCTGGAGATCTGTCACGAGCAGGCGGCCAGGAGCGCCTTCGCGGAGGCCGTCTCCAGGGAGGCGATGAAGGTCTTCGATGAGGTCATCGCGAAGCTTCCGAGGGGCTGGCGCCGGATCGTGACCCTTCGGATCGTCGACCAGCTGCCGTTCCCGGAGATCGCGAAGCGGACCAGGACCAAGCTCAACACCGTCCTCACGAGGTTCTTCCGCGCGAAGGAGCGTCTATGGCGATTCATCGAGTACGTAAAGGCGGAGTGATGGTCGACGAGAAATTCAAGGAGATCCAGGAGGAGCTCTCGAGCGCCAACGACGAGGCGCTTCTGGCCGATGGCTTCGAGGACGCCCTGGTTGGCTACGTGCAGATCTTCAACCGGACGATCGCTCTCTACGACCGGAAGAAGTGCATCGAGATCCTGATGAAGCGCGACGGCATGGGCCGGGAGGGCGCCGAGGAGTTCTTCGAGTTCAACGTCATCGGCGCCTACATGGGCGAGAACACTCCAGGGTATGCGACTATCCTCAGGAAATGAAAAAGAAGAAGGAACCGCCCCAGGACCCCGACTACTGCATCGACGCGGTCTGCCACGTCTGCTCGAAGCCGTTCAAGGCACGCTACACGCTCGGCCGCGATCGCGCCAGGACCTGCACCTCGCCGGACCACGTCTGCCAGCGGAAGACACTCCAGATCCCAGGCCGGAAGGACAAGCTGATCGTCTGCGTCGAGAAGTGCTGCCGGAGCCAGTGGACTAAGGGCAGCGCCTCGTCGATGATCACGGCGGAGATCGACTCCAGGAAGTTCTTGAACGACGAGGAGTATCGGAAGACGCTGAAGAAGACCTACGAGGTCGAAGCCCTCTACGGCATCGCGATCCGCTTCACGCTCGAGACCGGCGCCCGATGCGGCGAGACGCTGCTCGTCCGGAAGCGGAACATCGAGATCCGGCCTGGGCCGATCTCGATCATTCGGATGCCGACGTTGAAGAAGGCGGGCCATCCTCTCCTGCCGGTAGACCTGGACAACAGCGGGACGCTCGCGAAGGAGCTGCTCGTCTGGATCAAGAAGCTCGACGCCGACGAACTCCTCTTTCCGATCGCCAAGAGGACCTTCCAGCACGTCTTCGAGAAGATCCTCGACAAGGTGAAGCCGGACCGCGCCGGGCTCGTCCACATCATGCGGCACACCAGGGCGAGCCGCCTGATCGCCGCCGGGTTCGACTTCAACTACGTCCGGAAGCAGCTTCGCTGGTCGTCGCTGGAGCTGGCGAAGATCTACGTCCACACCGAACAGGAGAAGGTCGTCGGACTCATGGGAAAACTCAGGTAGGGAAGAAGAAGGAGATAGGTATGTCCGTACTGGAGATCGGATCGGTTTTCGGGAAGCACGGACACGGTCCGTTCCAGCTTCCCGACGATTTGAGCGATCGGAAGATCGCGCTGCTGGCGCAGTCGAAGAAGGGGAAGACGTACGGCCTGGGCGACATCCTGGAGGACATGGCCCAGCTCGGTCGACCCTTCATCGCGGTCGATCCGGCGAACAATCTCTGGGGTCTGCGGGTTCTACCGGATGGCCGTCCGTCCGGGCTCGAGGTCGTCATCATCGGCGGAAACCACGCGGACCTCCCGTTCGAGAAGGACCAGGGCGAGCGCATGGCCGAGCTGCTTATCTCCGAGCCGATCTGCTCGGTCATCGACATCGCCTTCGAGCCACGCGCCGCCGCCAGGAAGTTCATGACGGACTTCTCGAACCGGCTGATGCGATCGAAGCCGGACGCGCCGCCGCTCGTCGTCCTGGAGGAGTGCCCGGTCCTGATCCCGCAGAAGGCGATGGGACAGGCGACCATCTGTAAGACGGCGGTCTCGCAGCTGGCGACGATCGGCGGGAACTACGGTTACGGGATCCTGGCGGCCTGCCAGCGTCCGGCGACGATGGACAAGGACGTCCTGTCGCAGTGCGACGCTCTGATAGTCATGGGGATCACGCACAAGAAGGATCGGGATACGATCAAGGACTGGATCGAGGCGAAGGACATCGACGAGCGCGTTGCCGACTGCTTCAAGGAGCTCGGTTCACTCAAGCCCGGCGAGGCATGGTACTGGTCTCCTGGTGAGGAACGCTTCGAGAAGTTCCTCTTCCGGAAGCGCCGGACGCTTCACCCGCGCGAGATGCAGAAGATCGGTCTGAATAAGGGCGCGATCAAGCTCGGCGACATGGCGGCCTTCGTCGACCGCGCGAAGCGGGAACTCACGAAGACGTTGGCGCCGGTCCCCGGTCCGAAGCCGGAGAAGTCGAAGCCGGAGAAGTTGAAGCCGGAGGTCCGGATCCCGGATCCACAGCACTTCGCCCTGGTCGCCGAGAACGAGAACCTGAAGCAGAAGGTCCAGCAGCTTCACGAGCAGCTGGCGAACGAGCGCCGGGCCGCGCAGAGCGCCGAGCGTCGTCTCAGTGTGGTCCGGGAGACGCTCCGGCCTCAGTACGATTCGCTTCGAGCGCTCTTCGAGAACCTCGGCGCCGAGAAGTCCAGCGTCGCGGACCGCAGCTCCTGGCTCGTCTGGCTCGAGAAGGCCCCGAAGGTCGGCATGAAGAAGATGCTGGAGCACCTGATCGAGAACGGCGAGGCGACCCGCGCCCAGCTCGCTACGATCGCCGGAGTCGCCAGGACGACTTCGTACGACTACATCGGCTGGATCCTCCGGAACCAGCTCGCCGAGGACAACGGACAGAAGATCGTCCTGAGGAAAATGTAGAATGGAAACCATGACGAGAAAGATAAAGGCGTCCGAAGAGTATTGTTTCAGCTGCGAGACGATGCTGCTGACCGAGAGCGAGAAGTTCGGTCCGCTCTGCCGCGGCTGCTACCAGAAGACCAAGCGCAAGGATCCGCTGATGCAGGCCGCGCTCCAGAAGGTCCTGGTCGCGGTCGTACCGTCGGTCTGTCCGCACGAGGAGCGGAAGCACCGTTGCCGGACCCGCTTCAATGTGATGGTCCTGAACCGGAAGCTGGAGCCGATCGAGATCACCGGCCCGTACTCCGAGCGCGAGGCGAACCGACGCGCCAAGCGGATCCAGAGCCAGATCCACCGGAGGGGGAAATGACCGGCAGCTTCGGCGAGTCGATCATCATGCAGTGCCAGCTCTGTCAGAATCCGCATCACGACAGTCCGAAGAAGTGCTTCATCCAGGACCGCCAGACCGGCGCCTACGCGGAGAAGGTCTGCCCGCTCTGTATGTGCCTGGACTGCGTCCAGAAGTACGACGATCCGATCCGGGCACGCGTCCGGCCGCTCATGATGGGCCAGACGTTCCAGAGCCAGTACAACCTGACCGTCGAAGAGAACATCAAGGGACAGGCGCCCAGGACCAGGAACATCCAGCACAACGCCCCAGGCCCACTCAATCTGCCGGAGGTCCTGAAGCAGATCGGCGGCATCCTGGGCGTCGGTCTGCAGCCCGCGTCCGGGCAGCCGCGGCACAACGTCGGCTACGCCTGCAGCTGCGGGAAGAACGCGATCTCGAAGTGCATCGGCTGCGAGAAGCCGCTCTGCATGAAGTGCCTCAAGGCTCACGAGTGCGACGAGTAAGGAGAAGGGAATGCTCAATCCATCGGAATTTGCGTACGCGGGGCCTCACGTTTCTCGGCCGAGCCTTGTCGTCACCGTGACGAAGCTCGACAACGGCTACGTGACCGTGCTCCAGGAGACGCCGAAGCAGGACCTGCAGCCCGCGATCGGTCCGGCGCCGAGCCCGTTCGAGGGGATGGAGCCCGACGAGATCGTCGACAAGATGATCGACGGCATCGGCGCCGTCCTGCGGTCGTTCCGGGACTCCGAGGTCGGCGACGACTGGAAGGGCAGCGCCGATCGCGAGAAGGTCCGGGAGGCCTTCAAGGTGATGTTCCCGGACTTCGTCCAGCGTGCGGTGCAGCTGACCTCGCAGGATCCGGTCCTGTACAAGGAGCCGCGGAACGAGACGCGCGTCCACGAGTCGAAGGACTCTCTGATGCTGTACCTGGACCTAAATCTGACGGGCACCGAGAAGGGGTAGTCCCGGGGCGCCGGTTTCACGGCGTCCCGGGACCGAAGAGAGAGGGTAACTTAGGCGCTAGTTCACTGTACTTCGTTTACGATCATTCTTCAAGCAAGAGGAGGGCGACATGACGAATCCGGGTATTCAGGTTCTTCTGCAGCCGCTGCCCGGCCAGCGGCTGGTCGAGGGCGCCGAGCCGGAGGACGGCTCGATCCTGGCGTACCGGAAGGACGGCGACGAGGGGCTGTTCGCTTCCTGGGACGTCGATCACTCGAAGCCGATGGTGTGGATCCCGGTCGGCGAGTTCTCGCCGGATCCGGAGGCCATCAGGCCGCCGGAGATCGACGAGACGGCCCAGGAGCAGCCGGAAGAGCCGACCGAAACGCCGGTCGAGCACGGACCGTTCGGCCGGGGGCGCGGACGCTCGAAGCGTCCGTCGTCGGAGTAACGATCATGGGACGCAAAGGGAAGCCCGAGGACCGTGAGGACTTCGAGATCTGGCTCAACACGACCGGCGGCTGGAAGCGGGTCGAGGAGGAGCAGAACGGCGGAGTCTTCACGGCAAAGAACCGAGCGCTCCTGCTCGCCGAGTCGAAGTCGAACGGCGACGACGTGATCGAGGTGATGGTGATCTCGCGCAGACCGATCGCCGTTTTCAACGGCCCGGCGATCTCGGCGAAGCACATGATGGCCGCGATGGAGAAGGAACGGAAGAAGAAGGAGGAGTCGAATGTCGCTGTTCCAAGCGGTGGTCCACAAAAAGACGACGTACCGAAAGGGGATGCTCAACTCGGCGGCGAGGCCGCTGCTGGTGAACGAGCAGGGGATCGAGCTCCCCAAGGATGAGCAGGGCAAGTACATCGGCACCGGCATCCAGAAGATCGAGACCACGACCACGAACTCGGTCGACGATCCGCTGACCGACGACCAGGGGAACACGGTCTCCGCCGGGACCGCCGACGCGCTGCTTCGTCGGGTCAAGGAGCACTTCGACCGCGAGGAGTACGAGAACGTCGAGATCACGAAGGTCGAGGTCCTGGAGGTCAAGACCGTCCGGGCCGTTTCCGGCGAGGAGCTGTCGAAGCTGTGAGCGCCTTCGCCGACGTCCCGGTGGCCTGCACGCGGAGCGGACTGATCGTCCTCCTGGAGGCGGTTGTGCCGGAGAGGGACTACGAGCTCGCCATCGAGAAGCTCCACCGGCTCGGCGGCAAGACGACGTTCCGCGGCCGGGTCTGCCCGGAGTGCCGGTTCACCGGGGTCCAGGTCGACCCGACCGGCCGCACGGAGCAGACCTGCGAGTATCGGCCGCTCCGGGGCCCGCTCTTCGTCCCACGCTAGACTACCTCACCCTTGCCGGGGGCCCAGACCCCAAACCTGGGCCCCCGGCCTATTAAAACCCCAGGTCTGGAGGCCGGAAAGGGCTCTCCCTGGGGTTCTGCGCCCTGGGGAGGCCCTGGGGGACCCCCTGCACACTTCTATCATTCTGTGCCAATTCTGCTTGACAACGGTACTGTTGGTTTGTACAATTTGGGTAGATTGATCGGAGGACAGGCATGAACAAGGCGGCGAAGCTGAACCGGGAGGCGTGGCTGCGAGCGGCCTACGCGCTCCTCCGGCGGAAACTCCTCAAGGAGGCGCCCGAGCACGTCGCGATCTCCTGGAGCTTTCCCGCGAAGGGCGGCACGTCGGCGACCCGGCGCCGGATCGGCGAGTGCCACTACAAGGGCGCCTCGGCCGACGGCGCGATCGAGGGCGATCGGGTCCTCCTGGTCTCCCCGACGCTCAAGACTCCCTTCGACCTGATCGACACCCTGCTCCACGAGATGGTCCACGCGGCGCTGCCGATGGGCTGCGGTCACCGGGCGCAGTTCTCCCGGCTGGCGGCCCGCGTCGGCCTCGTGAAGCCCTGGACGTCGACGAATCCCTCGCCCGAGCTGGCGAAGCGGATCAAGTCGGAGTTCCTCCCGGCCCTCCCGAAGTGGCCCGGCGGCTTCCTGCAGATCCACGCGACCCAGAAGAACCGCCAGCTCAAGGCGACCTGCGACTGCGGCCGGATCATCCGCGGCTCGGCGAAGCTCTTCGCCGCGGGATCGATCATCTGCGGTCTCTGCGACAGCGAGTTCACCCAGGAGTAGCCCGTGTACACGACGACTTCGAGGAAGAAGGAGGATACGATGATGGTCACGGAACCCCGGACCGACCGGCCGGTCGTGAAGCTGTTCAACGGCCGGTACACGATCGAGTCGACCCAGACGGGCGAGCACCGCACGTTCTGGGTCCGACGCCAGGACGACAAGGCGGATTTCGCCCCCGGCAAGCGCATCGTCTACCTGCTCACCGGCTCCCAGAACGACGACCTGGACTGCTACACGCCCTTCGCCTTCGTCGATGACGGCGGCATCCGCGTCTGGGCCTCGAAGGCCAAGCCCGGCGCCCGTCCCGGCTCCGACGGCAGCCGCTGGATCCAGTTCGCGGACCTGCTCTGGACGCTCGCCCTGGACGGCGCCTTCTCGCCCTGGGCCGACAAGGGCTTCCGGATCCTCATGGAGGGCGCCTGCGTGCGGTGCAACCGGCCTCTGACCACGCCTGAGTCTATCCGGCTGGGGATCGGACCCATCTGCCTGGAACTAGGGTTCTAACATGGGAGACTACCGCTACGCGCCGCTGTACCGGCCGCCGAGCACGTTCACGCTCCCGGCCGGGTTCGAGCTGGTCGAACGCCCGGAGGCTGGGCTCGGCTTCGACCGGCGCACCGACCTTCCGCTGTCCCAGCATCGATTCGGGGTTGTCCGGTACCAGAAGCCCCTGACCGAGGACGAGATCCGTCGGTACCAGTTGATGCCCGTCTGAAAGGAGGAACCATGTTCTGCAGCACCTGCATCGCGCAGCCCGGTCACAAGAGCTTCAAGGCCGAGGTGATCGCCGACAACTCCGGCCAGTGGGTCGCCAACGGCCTGCGCTTCGCCACCAGCGAGGAAGCTGCAGCGTACGCCAAGGACCTCTTCTCCAGGTGGATGGCGGTCCGGGAGTGGCGCGTCGTCCCGTCGGTGGATCCTGTCAACAGGTAGAAAGGAGAAGCGCATGACCCTTCCCGTCGTTGTCCGTCGCGCGATCGCCGATCGCGCCTACCATCATCGGAGCCCGGTGAAGCCGAGCTCCGCGAAGGTCTCGATCGTCGTCCGGCTGGACGTCGCACCGTCCAGGATCCGGAACATCGGCGGCCGGGAGCGCCAGCTGAACCTGACCACCAAGGAGCTCCACTCCGTGGATCCGGTCCGGACGACGCTCTTCGGGAACCGCGACCTACACCGGAGCGTCCGGCTGATCATCAACCGGCGCCGCGCGTACCTGCTGTCGGTCACGGAGTCCGGCCACATCGTCTTCACGTACCAGAAATTCGACTAGAGGAAGGAGGTCACGGATGCGATCTAAGGACGTGGATCCCGCGAAGGCGCCGAGGTTGCACGCTGCGCTCGTGCGCCAGGAGGAGCGTCGACTGGCGGAGTGGAAGCGCGTGGAGGAGCTCAAGCGGAAGGGTAAGGACGGATCGGCGAAGCGTCTCGTCCGGAAGATCCTTGGCGTCAAGAAGGGCCCGCCGATGGACCAGGACACGAAGGAGTACCTCGCTCAGCACAAGGCGGAGCACTCCCAGGAGATTGCCGAACGCAAGCAGCAGGAAAAGGAGGTCCGCGAGCGGACCATCGCGCTGCTCACGACCGGGAAGAAGAAGGGACGTAAATAGCAGCGCACGCTCGACGTGGCGGCCTCCCGCGTGGAGGCCGCCTAGCGATGAGCGAGTGCTCTGAATGGAGGGATCATGAACGATGTGACGAAGCTGCCGAAGTGGGTGCAGGACAAGATCCAGGTCCTGGAGATGCGGCTCCAGGAGATGACGAAGCGTGCCAGGGCATACGAGGAGGGTCGGCCGACCAGGGTAAGCATCCACCACCTCCAGCTCTCCAGCGATGAGAAGCCGCTCTACCTGCCGGACGACCGTCAGATCAGGTTCCGGGTCGGTGATGAGGATTGGTGCTACGTCGACGTCCGTCTGCGGAAGTACCCGGAGGGCGTCGCCATCGAGCTCATGTCCGGAGGCGACATCCACATCGCCCCCGAGGTCCGGAACGTCTCTAGGATCTTCGTGAGGTAGACCATGAAAGCCTGCGTGACCTGCTCAAAGCCCGCGAACCTGGGGATCTGCATCGCCTGCGCCGAGCGGGCCGAGTCGCTGCTCTTCGCTGTTACGCCCTGGACGCCGTTCGAGAGAGGGACGATCCATCCCGACATCGCGAAGGAGGGGTTCGACCAGTGCTGGAAGAACTCCCGCTACACGGTCCTGGTTCGCTACATGAAGGATGCCTACGGGGACGACCTCGTCCACCTGTCCGTCAAGCGGAACGACAAGAACCCGATGCACGACTGGCGCGACATGCAGCGGATCAAGAACGAGATCCTGGGCGACGAAGAGGAGGCGATGGAGCTCTACCCGGCCGAGAGCCGACTGATCGACACGGCGAACCAGTACCATCTCTGGTCTTTCCCTGAACGTCGGGCGCCGTTCGGATATCAATCCATGCGCTGCGTCATGGAGGAGGTCGGAACCGCCGCAGGCGGAGGAGGAAAGCAGCGACCCTTCGAGAAGAAGCCGGACGATCTCATCACCGACGCGGAGTGGACGAAGCTCTTCACCGAGAAGAGCCGTCAGCGCCAGCTGGCGAACGCGGCCGGAGATCTCCTGGAGGCGCTCAAGGACTGCATGAGTCAGATCGAGTCGTACGATCCCGGCGGCTGCAAGCCCGGCCTGCCGTACGACCGGCTGAAGCAGGCTCGCGCGGCAATCGAGAAGGCGACTGGTGAGCAGAAAGTTTAGCGTGCCTGGGGTCTCCGGCTTGTGCCGGACCTGGGGCGTAATACCCCTCTCCATCTGGGCCGGGCGCCATCAGCCCCGGCCCAGCCTTGCGGGCGGCCCTGCGTGGACCGTCCACGAGGTTTGAAGGAAGAAGGAGAATGTTATGGCAAGAGCTGGCGTCGTCAAGGTCGACAAGTTCGAGTGGCGTGGGAAGATCTATCCGATCATGTTGAACAAGGAGAGCGGGGAGTTCTCCGCTCACGTTCCGAATCCGGACAACGACCGTTGTCCTCTGGAGTCTTTCCGTGGGGATCTCCCTACGGTGAAGTCGAAGCTGGAGAAGTACCTCAAGGAAGCGGACGGAAAGGATCTGGAGTGGAAACCAGTCATTATCATCAAGAACGAAAAGCGTGAGCGATGGGAGATGGACCGGACGCCAGAACACTCCATCGGTCTGACCTACTCAAGGGGCTTTCGCGCAAAGACAATCAGCGGAAAACTGCTCTGGCGCGAATTCATCCAGGTGACCTCAGATGAGATCGACAACGTTGACCTTAGGATGAGGGAATATAACAGTGATCCTCCGTACTGGATTCACCATGCAATCGAGCTCACCTACACGCCAGAGCGTTGGAGCTCTCTTCGACTCATCACTGAGACCATGAAGGCTATGAACGAGAGGCTCCAGGCGATCCTTCAGGGAGGTGTCGACGAGGTCTCGAAGATGCTGCACGGGATCTCCGAGAAGGGGGCGCAGCTTCTCCTTCCAGCACCGAAAAAGTAAGGCCTTGTTTGCTCCGGCAACCAGGGGTATTTTGACGGAAAAACAGCGTGGAAAAGCGGTGGAGAGACGGTGGAAGTATGGGGAATGGTGAACTGACAAATTCGGCGGGGCGGCTCCGCCTTTTCTTCGGGAAGATCTGGGTCGGGCCGTTCACGGGCTGCTGGCACTGGACCGGAGCGATCCGGCGCTGGTCCCGGGAGCCCTGGGACGGCGGCTACGGCGCCTTCTGGGACGGCCAGCGCGTCGTCCGGGCGCACGTCTGGCTCTGGCGCCAGTACTTCGGGGCGCTGCCGCCAGGGCAGGTGCTCCTGCACGACTGCGACAATCGGAAGTGTGTGAACATCTTCCGGCACATCCGACCCGGTACCCAGCTCGAGAACGTCCAGGACATGCTTGTCAAGGGAAGAGCGATTCACCAGCGGAAAAACGGTACAATCAACCAGGGAGGCGTTCATGGCGAAACGGAACAACGGGGCCCAGCCGCGTCCGAGAGTGGTCCGGACCGGCCTGTCCCGGTCGATCCTGCTGACGCTGGAGAGCGGCGAAGCGACGATCGAGGAAGTGCTCCAGCGCCTGGGGCCGCGGCAGAAGCCGATCACGGCCGGGGCAGTCTGGGTGATCCTGGAACGCGCGATCCGGAACGGACTCGTCCGCTCGAACCGGCGTGAGGAGCCGAAGCCGTACAAGTACAAGCTGACCGACGGCGGTATCCGTCGGGTCACCTGGATCAAGGGAGCCTTCAAACGGCAGGCGAAGCCCGCGCTGCGGGCGGTCGCAAACCCGCCGGTCGAGGCTGAAGAGGAGGAATAGTCCGATGGTCCGCGAACTGCAGATCCCGACTCAGATGACTTCGGCGCTCAAGCGGATCGCCGACATGTTTGTCGAGTCGTTCGCCCAGGTCGGCGACAAGATCCACAAGGACATCAGGGATCAGTACCGCGACTGGGCCCGTCAACAGTTCGACTCGTTCGTCGAAGCGGTGAAGACCAGGACCGGACCGTTCGAGACAACCGACTACAGAGGCCGCCGCCACACTCCGTACGAACACCGGGACGACTGGCTGATCGTAGACAAGGAAGCCAAGAAACGCTGGGGTTACAAGCGCATCGAGACCTGGGAGGATTGGAAGCAGCTCCGCCCGTTCGAGCTTACGTACAAGATCGTCGACCAGAAGGCGGACGAAGCGTACGAGCGGGCCAGGGACTCCTTCGTCTTCAAGAACCTGGATAAGATGAAGGAGATCCTCGGGAAACGCACGGACCTCAAGAACGCCGTCACGAAGTTCGACCTGAGGCGAAACGCCTTGGCCGGGAACGTCCAGCTCTACCTCGAAAACGTCTACATCCGGGCGGACGTCGGTCTCAAGTACGTCGTTCGGACGATCCCGAATCTGACGCCGTACCTGCAGTACCCCCTCGTCTTCGTCGAAGCCGACATCAACGGCAAGCACTACGCCAGACCGAGCGAGCAGGAGCTCCGGAACCTGCTCAGCGGAAAGACGGACGAGCAGCACGCGGCCGAGAAGGCGGCGGAGCAGCTCGCAGCCGGATTCTGCCCGGGCAGCGGCAAGCATGTCTCCGACAAAGTCTGGAGGCAGATCTACAACAGAATGAGCAAGTACACGACGTGCCCCGACTGCGGCCAGGGGGCGAGCGTCTCCAGCGGCGGGAATTTCCTGAAGCACAAGACCAAGGCCGCCGTCAAGCTGTCGGCCGCCCAGAAACTCACCGAGTCGGGCTACTGTCCGATGTCGAAGGAGAAGGTCCCGGCCGATGTCGTAGCGAAGATCGGGCCGGTCGACGGCTACAAGGATCCGAAGGGATTCTGCCCCGGCTGCAAGCAGCAGGTCCGGATGCAGGCGGAGACGGAGTGGATCCGGGATCGGTTCCTCAGTCCTTCCGGATATCCGACCAAGGCGATGGTGACGTCGGCCCACTACCTGAAACACAAGCTAGCGCCGTAGGGTTGGCACACTTCCACCCTTCTGTGCCCATGTGCGACCGGGGGCGGAGGGTTAATGAGGGTCTACGCAATACAAAAGTCGAACTGCCCTCTTCGTGTCCAGATGTCGGACAATGAAGTTGCGGCAGCGATTCAGTGTAGAGGCGAGGACGGAGTGCCGTTCTACTGGCTTCCGGTCTCGACAGAGCTCGCCAAGATGTTGATCATCGAACACCAGATGAAGATGATCTTCGAGCTGCCGGACACGCCGCAGAGTCAGATCACCTGAGATCGACGAAGTCGAGCAGCTTCGTCGGCATCGAGTGGAAGCCGCATCGCTCCGCGGGAGGATCGCCGTAAGGCCAGTTGTGAAGCACACTGGGGTGGACGTTACCCTGGCCGTCGATGTCGTGACCGTGGACCTCCGTCCCCAGGCGGCGCCAGAGGGTGCAGAGCGTCTTGCAGTCCGGATCGCGGAGGTAGATGAGGAGCCAGAGCTTCTCGAGATCGACGCCATCCTGGGTCCACTTGATCGGCCGACGGATCCAGGCCCACTCGCCGACACCGATGTCGTTCTCGTTCTCGATGACGCCGGTCGAGTCGGCCTTCGCTGCACGCTTGAAGTCGTATGGGCCGTTCACGGGCATGGTCAATCGTCCGCAGATTACTAAAGGGAAAGACTGTCGGCATACGCCTTCGCGTCGGATACTCTACGCCAAATAGAGCACTTGTCCGGACCTCCGACCTGGGCTCCATTGATTCGCATTCTCCAGGCGTAGATCTGCTTCACCATCGCGCGGCTTCGTGCTGGCGGCTCGTATGCAACTACCCTGGAAATCTCGTAGCGATTCTTACCGTCAGAGGCAACCCAAGCACCACGAGGTGATTTGCGCCAAGTCATCCGAACACCTTCAAGGAGAATTATCTAGGAACCACAGTAAAGACTCTGCGCCCACGCCCGATCGCCGACGGAAGGAAGTCGTAGGACACCGTTACGAGTCTCATGCGCTCGAGAGCCCTGATCGGCTTTTCCATCAGGCCGTTGTACCTCTGCGGGCCATTTGTGGTGACGTCCTCGAGAATCTCTCTCATGGCTCTGGTCATTCTGACCTGCGGGTTTTGTATGGGACGGATTCTGTACGGCGCATAGATCTCCGCCTTGACCCGTCGAAGTTTGTTGGCGGCACGCTGGGACGCCTTAAAGGCATTTGCCTGAATCCTCTCGATTTCGGCGCTGAACTCGGCTTCAGCTCTCTCGACGGCGGCGTTGATAGCCAGCTTTTGCTCCATGGTCAAGTGCTCGATTGACCATGCGAATCCTTCCTGGCTGTCATACATGCTTCTGTCGACCATCTTTACCTTCCACCGAGAATTGCACTCATGCTAACAAGAGTGCCTAGAGCAGCACTCCGTAGCTGACCTTTCCCTTCAGCACAATGAAGCCGTGTACACGGCCACATTTTCCGCAGCTCGCCTTGCCGTCAACGATGACGCCGAGCTTACCGTCGTGGCAACTCCGGCAAGCCCTCGGCTCGATCGGCGCCGGGACTGGATCCTGGATCACGCCGCCGTGTTCGGACATCCAGTGCTCCCGGCGCAGCTCGGTCACGCCCGGAGCTCCTGGAGCGTCCGGCGGTTGTACCGGAGGCTCTCGAAGCCGAAGACCTCGCGGGCGATCCGGTCGGCTTCCTCCTGGACGGCCTTCGGCGTGCCGCGGGATCTTGGCCTGGACTTCATGTGCTCCGGGTAGCGGAGCCGGGTCCCGACGATATGTCCGAGCTCGTGGGCCGACATCCCTAGGATCTCCTCGTCGGTCAGCTCGTCCTCGGCCGCTCGCGCGAAGCAGACGACGTGGGACTCGTGGCCGGTGTGGGCGAATTGGCGCCACTTGAGTCGGTGGTCACGGTCGGCCAGTTCGCAGAAGCGGACCTCGACCTTCGCTATCCAGGGGAACCGGAGCGCCGCGTGCGCCCGGACGAGGTCGAAGAGGCACTTGATGCGGCCCACGTCAATCCTCCACCCCAGGCCGTCGGCTGCTGGGCAGCGGTTTAAGTTCCCGGTCGACCCGCTCGGCGATCTTCTTCAGCGACGAGACGGTGTCGCGGTTCTGGCTCAAGCCGTAGTAGCCCATCTTGAAGGCGATCTCGAGACGCTTGAGCGAGACGAGGCCGACCGGGATCGCGTAGCCGATCGCGAAGGTCGCGATCCCGACGCCCATGACGATCGGAACAATGAAGGCGAGCGTCTGAAGCTGCACGCCGCGACCGATCGCGGCGCCGACCGCCAGGAGCGCCAGGACCGCCAGGATTGAAGCGACGGCGCCGCAGGACACGAAGATCCGGCGGACGTCCCGCGCGTGCTCCTCCGGGGTCGGGATGTCCTCGAAGGCGATCGGCTGGAGCTCGTGGGCCTTGTTCAGCTCTTCCATGGCTAGACCCGGGTCGACCTCTGATCCTCGTAGATCGCGTAGGCGTCCTCAAAGCCCTGCTCCATGAGCGGCGTCGCTCGGCCGGGCGGCTGGAAGGGGTTCTCGCGGGTCTTGAGCGGCATCGCCATCTGGACGCCGGGGACGTTCGGATCGATGAAGATGATCCGGAGCCGGTCCTCGGCGGCGACGTACTGGACGTTCACGACCTGGACGACGGTCCCGGTCTCCTTGTGCTTCCAGTAGCGGGCGATCCGGATGTCCTTCCGGAAGGTCCCGACGCCAGGACGGCTCTTTCGAACGAAGACATACGGCGCGTCACCCATCTCTAGTTCTCCTTCTTCTTCTCATATCCGAACTCGTGGTCCGGGAACTCCAGGTACCCGGGCGCACCAGGGAAACCGTACGGTGGATCGTGCCGGACCATCGGGTATGCGGAGACGACGGCGGTCCGGCACATGATGCAGTAGTGGAGGCCCATGTACTCGACGACGGCGATCTCGGCGCAGCGGTAGCAGGGCTTCGGCAGCGGGCGCGTCGAGCGTGCCGCGCGAGCGAGGAGCAGGATGCCGACCGACGCCAGGATCAGTAGGCCCAGGATGATCGAGATGATGCCGAGTACGGTGTTCACCGGCCTCTCCCGACGACCGCGGAGGACGCCGGGGTCTTCCACTCGGCGACCTTTCGCTTGGCGCTCATGAGTAGCCCGAAGACCGGGATCACGAACGACCACTTCGAGACGATGTTCCGCGCCGCCGTGACGCTC